AAAGGATTCTTAGCATCTGGTAAAGTCTGCCATAATTTGTAAAGAGCCCCTGTTGCATCCTGAGACATGAGGATTTGCTTTGTAAGAGAAGTGGCTACGGCTTCATTACCGTTCAGCAAAGCTAGTTGAGCCTTAGCTCTGGTTTCTTCTTCTTTAGTAATGTTACGAGTTAGAGCTGCGATTAGACCAGCTTGTTCTAAGTCGAATAATTTGCTTGCCTTTTTAAGAGCAGCCTGTTTTTTCTGCTCATTTAGCAATTTAGTTTGCTCTTTAGCTAAATCTTTAGCTCGCTTCAAAGCATCTTTTTCTAGTTTGGCTAGTAATTCTTTCTGTTTGTTTTCTGAAAGCTCAACTGGAGTAGGCGGCTTAGTCGTTGGCTTTGTATTTATGCCACCTTGCTTACCTACAAAACCTTGAAATATATTCTTAGGAAGATTTTTAAGGTTTGTCAAAACGCTAGTCAGACCACCTACGGCTGTTCCGGTTGCAAGAGTAATACCGTTAATTGCTGTAGCGACTGCATCAATAGCCTTGACGGCATCGTTAGCTTCTGAGCCGCCAGCCGCGCGAGCAAATGCACTAATTAAACCCTGACCTATTTTTTCTTTTGCGTTATCAACTGCTACGCCTAATACGTCAAATTTGAAAGAAGTTGTGTCTAAATAAGCATCTGCCGCTCCAGCCGATTGCTTGAGCAATACGCCTAGAACGTCCGAGAATGATTTAGTCTTTAATTCTGATTGAGTCAGACCAGTATTATATTTCTTTAGACCCTTAGTAATACCTACATAACCGTTTGCCAAATCCTGCGCTACGGTAGCTAATTCAACACCTTTACCGCGGCTAATTGTAATAGCATCGCCAAGAAGTTTCTGTGACTGAGTCAAAGAGCCAGTCGTAGTTAATAGTGCTTGAAACGCCGGACGTAAAATGTCATCTGCGATTCCTGCGCTGGATTCAAGCTGAGAAATAAATTTAGTAATGGCTGGATTTGCAAATGAAATGCCAAGATTGTTAACTGTATTTGTTAGACGTAACGCAGCCGCTTCGTCAGCTGCAAATGCTTTTACAACAGCTTTACCAAATGTAGTTACAGCTGAAAGCCCTAGTCCAATTCCTAGACCAGAAGCTAATCTTTTAACGCTTCTTTCTAAAGTCTTTACAGATTTGCTAGCTTTATCAAACGCCGGTTTTCCAGTGTATTCAGCAGATATATTTATAGCTACGTTACTCATGCGGCTCTCCTAATATCTACAATTTGTGTACGATTATTAAACTTAGTTGTAGTATTTTCAATAGCTTTAAATACAGAAGCGTTTGCTCTACCCTGAGTTTTATCCCATGCTCGAAATATAAAACGTCCCATCATGCGATGCTCTTTACCTCTAGCTGGACCGTAAAGCTGTCCGAGATTAGAAATAAATTGATTGCCAGCATAAGGATTAACAGACCGCGAAACGCCTTTAGAACGCCCACCGGCTTTAGGTCCAACCCAGTCTTGACCCTGTCCGTTTTTACGACCAGCTGTTTCATAAATAGCACCGGCAGCCGTTTTATTCTGAATTCGTACAGTGTTTACAAACCCCGCACGATTAGGCTTAGATGGTGTAGTTTTATAATTAATACCGCGGCGAATTTCTCCGGCGTTATAGATTGGAAACTTGCCTTTACGAAACATTGAAGTAGTTGCAGTAATTAACCTACCGCTGTCGCTGGTCCATCCGCTCATAGGTGAAGTCGTTGGTACAAATCCCCGAGCTTGAGAAACGATAGGCTTTAAAATTGCTCCAAGCTCTTTTGTTAATTCTTTAGCCAAATCTGGAGCATACAAATTTAATGCTTTACGAAGTGCGATTGCGCCGACTACTTCTGTAGGCATTTTCTCGCTCCTTCGCTATATCGTGTAAAACTTCTATATGCGCCTTGAAAGCTCTCGGCGATAAATCTATTATGGTGTTAAGCGGGACTCCATATTCGTAACTCAATCGCGCTGCGATGTACGTTATAGAGCCCCGCTCAACTACGAAGGGTCTGAATCTAGGACGTCAACTTTCGTTATCATGTCCAAGAATTCAGGCATCGGCTTTATTTGAACACCCGCTAAACGCAAGCCTTCGAAAGCCAACCAATAGATGTCACTCTGGCGAGAATTTTCAATTAACGCTTTGTGAAATCCCATCCCTACATGCTGTTCAAAGTTGTATTCCAATCGTGGGGTTATCTCCACGTCATGCAATACTCCGTCTTTCATTGTTACTACTAGCTTTGCCATTTTTAGCCCCTTTGTTTAGTTATTAGAAAGTACCGGTTTCAACCTTAGTGACTGCACCGGATACGTTAAATGTAACAGATTGAGTAGATAAATCTCCTACAGCGCCGTTAATCGGTGTAATGTTGTTAATCAAGCAAAGCCCACTCCAGAAAGGATTTGCCGCTGAACCAACTGCATCTTTGTTATTGGCTACCTTGAAATATGCATTTGTACCGAGAAGTGTGTTAAGTGTTTGAAGTACAGCACTAGCGCCGTCATCATTGATAAATTCGATTGTCAGTGTCGAAGTTTCCAAACCGGCAATCTGACGGACCCCAAGGTCTCCCATCGCTGTGACGGAAATTTCGTCAAATGCTCTATTGAGAGTAAAGCTGGTGCAATATGAACTCAAGTCAGTGCTTGCAGGTGTAGTCGCGCCGAGCTTTACGCCGACTTTGTTATTAATAAATTGTGCCATGATTATTCTTCTTCTTTCTTTGTCGGTGTAGCTGGCTTTGTTGCCTCTGGCTTAACTTGACCGATTCGTTCAAGCCAAGCCGCGTTTGATGCATCGGTCATGTCTAGCTCCATTCTGTTAAAGTGCTTACAGAGATATTACATGTAAGCAAATCGCCGGTGGCAGATGCATACACGCTAGGCGCACTTACACTGCCAACATTCATTCGAATAGATGAGGCTGCGAGCTTATTAAATACAGCTACTAACATTGTCTCTATTCCGTTCAAGTTGCCTTCGTTATCCATGAGAGGCACAAATATCTGTATTGAAAAGTTAGCCATAGGGCTGATAGATGCGTACTGGTTATTGTTAGGGGTAAGGTACGGGTCCGATGGAATTATCACTACACTATTTGCGATAGGCGTAGCCGGTGGGAAACTGAAAGTAGAGTAGAGAGTATTATCCACTAAAGCCGCGGCTAAACTTGCACGTAGAGTAGTTATCGCTGGCATTAGCCCACCATTGAATTCGGGCTAAGATACGGCGCTATTAAACCTCTTACTCGTGCAACTAAAGTATTGGACATAGTAAATGGAGATGGAGTAAACCCATCTACTGACATTCCTTGTCCGCTTGGCGCTTGACGGGCTTGCCATATTGCTTCAGAAATCATAAGGCTGGCTTCTCTGACTGCTGGGATTGTGCCGTAAGTATTTTGTGTTACGCCTGAAACAATGCCAAAAGGTACGCATGGGTGATATTCACTAGCGGTAGGACTTCCAGTTACCGCAAAAGTAATGCTGTTGTCGCCAACCCCAGTAATGGTTTTTGTGCCATTAAATGGAGTGCCATTTTTAGAAATGATGACTGACTGTCCAACGTAAAATGTGCCAGTAGCTAATTCTTCAAAATAAAGCGTACCCTCTGTGGTTGTGTTGCTATGCGCTATATTGTAATTCTCGTTTTTCCATAGAAAAGGCAACAAAACGTCATCGGCGGCATCGCAAACTTCTTGAATTGTTGCGTCTGAATAAAGACTGCCAACGCCAAGAGCTGTTTTAAGTTCTGCAACTGTTGTTGTACTCATTGTTATCCTTTCTAAAGACTTAGTGGGGCTACAAGGGCTCCGGCAGCCCCACTAAGCGAGTTAGGGTATTGCTTATGTAAGGTTAAAGCGACGAACGCCCTTACCTGACTTGCCAACATAGATTGCAAGGTATCCGTACAATGCAATCTGAATTTGACCTGTACCAAGCAAGTTAACGCGAAGGTTTGTTGCTGGTGACTCCCATGTATAAACTGAACCTGGAGCAACTAAGAACATTGAGTCATCAATGACGCCAGCTGTTGTGATGTTATGATCCACAATTAATTGTGTGCCTAGTACGTTTCCAACATTAGAACCTACTGAAACTGCACCTGAATTGTTCTGAGGATTTCCTGCCGCATATAGAGGACGCTTGTTATCGTCT